ATCGCGTCGGAACGACGTAGAGCGATAGCATGGGCGAGGAAGAATATCTTCTACGATATAGATGCGATAAAAGATCCTGCCATTATTTCCGCATGGCTGAGTGGTGCAGAGAAGGGCGGTGCGGTCGGCGTGAAAGTACCAGACGGCAAAAAGATGTCAGACTTAATATTTTCCGTGCCTCCTCCTTCTGGTCAGTTCATGCAGCTATTCGACCCGCAGCCTTATTTGCAAGCTATCGACAGAGTGTCAAGCGTCACAAACGTGATGAGGGGAGTAGAATATAAGACTAATACTACTAATAAGGCTATCGAGAGTTACGAATCACAGACGCAGACGAGGCTGGATGAGAAGATCGATCAGATAGAGGAGTTCATTGGGAATATCGCTGCGGGATTACTAGAGCTGTGTGTAAGTAAGATGCCTGCGGAAATGGTTGTTGCGTTGACTGATGAGAGATGCGGTCAGATGTGGCAACAACTCGCCCCGATGTCACCGCAAGATGTACATTCTCACTTCACGATGAGAATGGTGGGTGGTAGTGCGTTGAAGCCTACAGCACGCGCTAAGAAGGAAGAGGCTCTACAGATGGGTCAGGTGCTGGGACAATTCGGTAAAGCTGTCCCCGCTGCTGTACTCGTATTGATGAAAGTGTTTGAACGAGCTTTCGATGAGATAGTGATAACACAAGAAGATTGGGCAATGATTAGAGGATCGATAGAGAAGCAGATGGCTCCTGATCAAGAGCAGCAACAACAGCCGCAAGGTGATCAGATTGCCGAGATGGAGCAACAGATTAATCAACTACCTCCTGAAGCTAAACAGGCGATAGGAGCAGCTACTGCTAAAGGTGTACCTATTCGACAGGCAGTCGAAGAAGTGATGATGCGTGTTAATCAAGGTAAGCAGAACAGAGTTACGGAGATCGCTAATCAGCATGCGGTTCCGAAACAACCTAGTATAGCTAGAGGACAAGCAAATGGCACCCCGCCGGGAATCCCTCAACAGTGATACCGAAGATGGAATGTTGGATACAGTACCTGGCCTCGCAGAAGATGTAGGGGCACAGCAGAGTGACGAGTTTGAAGGTGTAGAAGATGCAGCGCCTGATGAACCACAACAACGACAACCTGCCCAACGTGAACAGGATGATGGGCAGGTTCGATATGACCAAGCTGGTAATGTTATTGACGCTCGCGGTAATGTTGTCGCTCCTGCTGGTCGTGGTCGCAGACTAGATGAGCAGAATAGAAGATATAGGGGCCTCCTTGAAGCTAAAGATAAAGAACTTCAACAGGCGCAAATAGCGATAGCGGAGGCTAAATACCTCAATGGTGCGCCGCAGTCTTTAGGGCTATCGGCTGACGAAACGGCTGCGGCCCTTGACATGATGGCGCTATTCAAGAATAATCCGGGGCAACTCGTCCAAATCGTCATGGCCGAGGCGCAGGCTAAAGGAGTTGATCTTAATAAATTACTCGGTCAGAACATGGGAAGTGTTCAGACCGATGCAATTAAGAAGATGCTCGATGAGCGTCTTGGTCCACTTGATAAGGCATTTAAAAATCAAGCGGCCGAAGAAAAAGTCAATCAAGCTGTTATGTCGCGTTATAATGGCTTCTTGACTAAATACCCTGACGCAGACCCGCATCAGGATGCTATTGCGAATCTAATGCGAACCCAAGGTTTGAACGAAGTAGAGGCATACTTTAGGGTTCGTGAGTTCGCGCTTCGGAATGGGCTTAACTTTGAAGAGCCTCTTGGTCCTCAGTTGGGTAATTTAGTACAACAGAGGCAACAGCCGGGGCAACAAGCATCTCGCCGTCGCCCGATTGTCAATGGTAGAGCACCGAATGGCAATCAGATGACAGAACGCAGGTCAGAGGTGGCTTCTCCTGATCGAAGTTACGCTTCGATTATCGATGAAGCCCTCGCAGATGCAGGGTATCAGGGATAATGTCGGTACTTTCGACGGTTCTCAATTCAACTCTCACTAAGAGTCGTGGGAAGTTGATTATGGCGGCAGTTAAAAGCAATGCATTCGTCGCTTGGGCTATGGCGACGAATAGAGTGGAGTACGAAGATGGCGGATGGGAAATCACCAATCCACTCACGGTAGGTCGTAACCCTAATGTGGGGACTTACGAATACTATCAGACACTCCCCGTCAATCAGACTAACGAGTTCACGACTGTCCGTTATGGATGGTCGCGTTTTGCCGGTACTGTTATCATCTCAGAACAAGAGGAAGATGAGAACAGAGGACGAGCGCAAATCTTCAAGTTGATGAAAGCGAAGATGGAAGTCCTTGAAGAGAGTATCAAGGAACAATTCTCCGCTTATCTGTATGCTGCTGGTGGAGGGACTGATCCTCTCGGACTCGCATCACTTATCCCAGACGATCCTACTACGGGCACACTGGGTGGCCTGTCTCGTGCGAGTGAGCAGCAATGGCGCACTTCTTCTTACGACTTTAACGTAGGGGGAATAGATAGTACGAACATCGAGGAAGCCCTTGATGACGTGCTTATGGACCTCACTGTGAAAGGTGAGAGACCTGATATCATGCTTACCGGGCGCAATCTGTATCGCATTTACAGGGCGGCTGTAAGAGATAAGGTTACTATTCAACTGGGTGAGTCGAATAGTGGACAGAAGATGATGGATCTCGGTTTCAAAGGAGTAAGTCATCAAGGCGTCCCAATGCTATATGATGAAGACTGCCCAGTGAATAAGATCTACTTCATCAACTCTAAGTACCTTCGTCTCCACATCCTTAAACATGTGAATATGAAGGTTAAGGAACTCACTGCCCCGTGGAACGTGGATGCCTCAGGCTCACGTACTGTGTGGCAAGGACAATTCTGTCTGTGGAAGGCTTACCGGACACACGCAGTCCTCATCAACGAGTGAGATAGATGGCACAATCCGTACAGCCGAAGCTTGATAAGCCCGTTCCTAAGTTCATCGTCGAAGACGGCGGGCCTTATACGCGACGAATAGCTACTTACGATAAGGAGAAGAAGCTATTCAAATACACGGAACAGAAAGAGGAGAGCAGTTATATCCTCAAGTTTCCGAAAGGCCACTCTATTCGTGTTAGGACTCGTGCAGAACTTGAGCGTCTCGTCGGTGATCCCGAATATGTAGAGCTTATCGATCTCGAAACGAGCGATGTAGTCGGGGCCGTTCAACGTCCGCTCACCAAGAGCAAAGGAGATAAGTAATGGCGCCTCTTCCTCAGACACAGCACTTCGATACGTGGAATAGCGCAGTCAATATGTTTGTGCCTGCCGCTACTTTCAGTGCTGATCTCGACTACCTTACTGGTGAGTATCGAGCAGACTACGGTTCAGTTGCTACAGTGAGCACTAACGGTGTTCTCGCTGCTGCCAACTGGGCGGTTGCGGGTAGCACGAACGTCTTTAGTCCGACCTATAAGGCTCTCATGACACCTTTCGGTCGCCAACTGTCGTTTGTGTCACTCGCTACTGCCGCTAACATTGTCACTGTTCAAGGTCGCGATTACATGGGTCAACCGATCCGTGAGACCGTGACACTTAATGGTGCAACTGCGGTCAACTCTGCTAAAATCTACAAGGCCCTCGACTCACTTAGTTGGACTGCTCCTAACGGTGCGGCAACAACGGTTAACGTCGGCTTCACTGACGTTCTGGGTGTTCCATACCGCACCATTGCAGTTCAGACGTGGCTTGAGAATAATCTTGCGGCTACGGCAGGTACGTTGGTTGCAGGACTTCCTCTCGCGACTACTCCAACTGCAATCTCGGTCGATCCTCGTGGTAGCGTTGACTTTGCTACGGCTTCTAATGGTGTCGTTACGTTCTCCATTATTGGTCTCGCTGATCTCACTTCTCTCTATGGTAATGCTCAGTTCGCTGGGTAGTTAAATGGGGACTCTTTATATCTGTAAAGAGTCCCCAAACTTCTAGAGGTAGTGATGGCTGATACGTTTGGTGATCTCGTACAGCGTTGTCTTGTAGAGTTGCGAATGGAGCCGGGCGTTAGTGTACAGCAGTATGCAGAAGACACTATCGCGGCCATTATGCAAAGGCAGTTTAACACATTCTTCGATCACTATTGGTGGCCTCGCTATTATCATGCATCGCCCTTCACACTTAATGGTACAACCGGGGCGGTTATCGAGGATTTGACTAAGACGATTAAGAGAATCGATGACGTTAGGCATATCTTTCTCAATGGCGATTCGCGTCATTTAGCGGCCTTCCCTATCGGTGTCAATTACGCAGTACCTACATTTAGACCTTATTACTCTCCTCATCCCAGCGATAAGATATTCATTATCTTCCCTCAAAACACGGTAGGGACGGTTAATGTAACTTATCGTACACTTCCAGATCGATTTAAACCTGATGACGAAGTGTTTATAGATGGTGATCTATTAGTGATGGCTACGTGCTTTAATTACCTATCTGACGATGAGGATGCGCCTAATAGTGTTAAGAAGTTTCAAGATGCCGCAGCTAAACGCGAAGCACAGATGCGGGAGACGATGAATAGGGGACCAATACCATTCGGTAACGCTGGGTATAGTCCGTTTGTAGATTGGATGACTAATCCGTGAGTCCGTCTAAATCAACAATTCTACGTAGCTTCGATGGCGGCTTAAATGTCGTTGATGATGATCTCAATTTGTCTTCTAATTATCAGTCGGTTCTCGATAATATACATAGAGGTGTAGATAACGCACTATCAGTGAGATGGGGGACGGAGCTATTTGTAGAGTTGAAGTTAGGACAGAGCGTTACAGTTACTGGTGCTGCTGCTACGGCAACATGGACATACGTAGAAGGTGGCTCGGCTGTAGAGTTGATGACTATTACGCTCACTAATCATGCCTTCGTCAATGGAGATCACGTTACGTTCACAACTCCGTGGACTAATATGAATGGATTTACGAGTACAGATGTCATCGGTAAGCCATTGGGAGTTAGAGTTATCGATGCTAATTCATTTGAGATTAGATTAAGTCATCCGACTACAGCGAGTGGGACAGATACAAGTGCGAAGACATTCATTCGCGATAATCATAAGCTGACAGGCAACATCGTCGATATATCTTATTATAATGACCACATAGTTGCTGTCGATGATGTAGGAGAGATAGTTAAGATCAATGCGGATAAGCTGGTTACGCGATTGTGGGATCATTCTATAGCTTTTGCTCCAGCAGCAACGACACATCCTATGGGATGGTCGGCTACTCCGTATGCATCGACGGCAATCTTTAAAGGTAAACTACTCCTATGTAATGGAATTAATAAGCCTCTCGTCATCGACTTTAATAATACGCCACAGTGTCAATACATCACAGATGGGGGTGATAGTACACACGTACCAATTGGTAAGTATATATGTGCGTTCAATAGATGGGTTATTATTGCTGGGATACCGAATGAAACGGCAACTGTTTATATAAGTATGACTGATACGTATCAAGCATGGGAGGGCGTCACTGATAGTGATGGAACGCATCTAGATTTGAATAACACTAATAGTGCGAGCGTCTACATCCGCGGGATTAATAAGTTTAGGAATAACCTCGCAGTAGCATTCGATGATACGGTTACGATGGTCGAATTGGGTATCTTTAATGATAAGAAGCATGAGCCTAACGTCACGGAGAGTATAGCGAGACATGGATCGATTTCGCATAAGAGCATGGTGTTCTTAGGCTTCGACTTAATAATGGCCGATCCAATTGGCATCCCTTCATTCGCTAAGTCGCAGTTTGATCCATCCATCATTCCATCTAGAATGAGCGAACTTATCGCTCCGTTAATACAGACTAATATTAATAGACTATCTCCTGCTACGTTGGAGAAGGATATATTCAGCGTCTATAGTACTCACGATAGTCGCTATATCCTTTTTGTTCCTAACTACGATAATATCCCGATTAGTTTACCGACTGATCCGATCTACAATCTAGCTATGTTTGTTGGGACAGATCGTGTATTGCTTAATTTCCCTAATCATGGAATGGAGGAAGGTGACCTCTTTACACTGAGTAACGTATCTTCGCCAGATGATCCGGAAGTAATTCTACCAGTAGCACAGTATACCGTTGATGGCATTCTTAATGAGAATGTCATCTCATTTAGGCTACCCTCGCCCGATCTTGTGCTTGTTGCTCGGAACTATGGTGGTCCGAGTGTACAGTGTACGCGACTGAAGACTGAGACTACCGCTTATGCACTCACTTATAATAAGGGATTGAAGATTAAGGCATGGTCTCGTTATAAGGGATGGTCATTCGCTGCGGGCTGTACCTCTC